GGCGAGCTGCTGCAGGGCCAGGATGATCTTCTTGAGATCGGTCTCGGTGATGCCGGGAACATAGGCCGTCATAGCGTGCCACTCGGTGTAATGTCCGGCACCACACCGGCACAGAATGTCCATGATGCTGCCGCCGGGATCCGAACCCTGAAGCGGGCATAGCGCGTGTCGTTGCGGACGTCGCAACGACCCGTACGGCCATTCACCGGGATCTCCGTCCCTATCGCCGTGGACGCCGAAGGCGCGTCACGGGAGGAGACTGATCCATACAGCGCCGTGGCGTCCGTCACCGGCCGAAAGCCACGGATCATGATCCGGTTGTCATCCGTGCCCTGCTCGGCGCTTTCGATCGTCGCCTCGAGATTGCTGCCGCGGAAGAAGCCCAGCACATGGCTTCCGGAGAACTGCGCGATCTCCGGCTGCACGGCGGTCGCATAGGCGTCGAGGCTCAAGGTCATTGCGTCGATGGAGGACGAGATGCTGTCGAGATTCTCCAGGGTCAGGCCGGTCTGCGACATGCCGAGCAAATATTCGCCCGTAGACTGGATCTGAAAAAACCGGTCAAGCAGGAAATCATAGCCGAGCAACTTGTCATATGTCCCGATCGCGCCGGAGATCGACCTGTAGGACCAGAACACGCGCGTCGAGCGCGGATCGGCCGCGCCGATCAGCAATTGCAGGTTGCCCTTATCGAGATCGGCCAAGAACGTGCGATCGACCTTCTCGCGGCCGATCGGCTGCGGAACGCCTCCGGGCTCGATCTTGTGAAAGCCCTGACCGGCGTAGAAGAAGATCCGCTCGCCGGCACGGACGATCGAATACGGCGCATAGAGCCCCTTGTCCTGGGTGATGCGATCGATCTGAAAAATGATCGGCGATCCCGGAACGTAGGACATGCGCCGGATCGCCTGATCCTGGAAGATGATCCCCGCTTCTCCGCCGGCGACGCCACGAACGATGCCGCCATCGGGAAAATCCTGATGATCGGACCCAGCCGTCAGGCCGTCCCATGATGTGGCCGAGTTGAAGTTGTTGAGACCCGACCATTGGATCCGATAAGGCGTCGATAGCAGGCCCGACAACACCAGGAAGCGTCCCACGACACTGATATAGGCGGCCTGCGGCGGCGCGCCTAAGGCATTGTCGAACGCCGTCGACGACGCGAGATCAAAGACTTGCAGCAGCGCATTCGCCTGCGTGGCGAACACGAGATTGCCGGTCTGCGCGAACTGCCATTGGGCCGCGGAGGACAGCTGAGAATAGTTCGCGCCCGCCTTGGAGACGTCGAGCCAGGTGAAATCCGTGTTGTTGAGACGGTAGAGTTTCGTCGCTGTGCCGGCGAAGGTGACGACGGTGCCGTCCGATTTGAGCGCATAGAATGCCCCACGGCATGGCCCCGGCAGAGCCGACGTGTAAGGCGAGAACGACGAAAAGGGACCATAGCCGTCACCACGCGGAACAACGTTCTGGATATTCCGAGTGGCTTGGCCCTCGTAGTCGCTCACATCGGGACGGTATTCGCCGAACGCAAGAAGAGGCATGGCACCTCCAATCATTGGTAATGCCGGCGGATCTCGACCGCCGGCATGAGGAAAGGGAAAAAGGGGAGCGCTCCGATGTCGGCTCATTGCTCAGAGACGGCGATCGTAGGTTCTGATGCGGCCTTGCTCGAGGCTCCGCGGGGAGATCAGACGCTCTTCCAACTCACAGAGGGACGGGCTGCTGAAGTCCAAGAGGCGCTTGAAGCAACGGCGTCGACCCACTGCTCTTCAGTGACAGGCGCGGACAGCCAGGATCCGGCGGGATCCTGGCTGTCGTTCCATGTGCTTGTGTTGGTCGCGAGAGGAAACCAGGCCTCGAAACCGCGTCCGAACTCCACACCACATCCGGATGTCTGATAGGATTCGTTCTGTGCCCTCATCGAGGGTAAAAACGCCGACACCTCCCCCGCAACGCTGCAGGATTGGCTTGCCGCGAGCATCTTCGTGAAGCTCACCGCAGCAATCCCTGAAGCGTCCACGCTGCCACGGGATGCGAGCGCTCCGATTGAATACGTCACAGGTATGCCGGCCGTGAGCCAGCTCGTTTGCGAGCCCAGCAAGGCTAGGCGAGTTCCCGCCGGCATGACGGTGCACGCAAGCCCCGCCGCGGCAGCAGCGAGCGCGCTCTGAAAGCCTGCGCTGCGGCCTGAGAGCATCACGGCGGCCGGCGTCGCCGCAAAGATGGTGTTCGTCGCAGCGGCCCGCGCGAGTTGCGCCACGGCGAGGGATCCGATTGCGTCAAAGCCAAGCAGCGACATCAGTAATACTCGTCAATGATGATGAGGCCAGTCGCGCCAGCTCCGCCCGCCGCAGATCCACTTCCGCCACCGGTCGTTCCGGCAGCACCACCTGCACCGACGGCATACGTGTAGGAGGCCGATGGCGAGGAGATGAACTTTTCGCAGTAGGCCCCTGCGCCGCCGCCTGCACCGGCGTTGCCGCCGGCCGAGCCGCCGCCGCCCCCACCACCTGATCCGCTGTTGGTGGCAGCCGGCTCGCCGGCCGCGCCAGGCCAACCGCCATTGCCGGCGCCGCCGAAGAACGAAGCGCCGCCCTGCGTGCCCTGGACGACAGTGGATGTTCCACCGGCACCCCACGAAGGTGGACCGCCTTGCCCTGACATATTGATATCTCCACCGCTGGCAGTGGCGGGCACCGTTCGACCGAAGCCGCCGCCACCATTGCCGCCGCCCCCGTTCGCGTTCAGAAACGACGTTCCAAAGGTCGTCCCGCCGCCATTCCCCCCGGTGCCGCCAGTCGGACCGGAGCCGCCTCCACCTCCGCCGCCACCGCCGCCGACCATCCGCACCAACAGCGCCCTGCACCCGACTTTCAAGTTATACGTGCCAGATCCGGACGTCAGAGTCGTCCTCGTCCAGCTGCCCGGCGTTGCCGCCGCGGCAATATTCGCACGCGCTTGGGCTTGCTGCGCCGTCGTGAAAGCGTTCGCTTCCTCGATCGAGATGAGGTCCTCCTTCAACGCGACGATCGCAACCTGCGGCGCAGCGGAGAAGTTGATCTTTGCGATCGTCCCGGCCGATGTGAACAGAACGGTCGTACGTGCCAATGTGCCGGAGGACACGGTGTATGCGCCCTCACCGATTTCCCATTGCGTCAGATCCACGCTCTCGGCGCGATATTTGTAGAGCCGCCCGTTCACCGCCCCTGCCGCAGCCGGACTCTGATAGCCCTGGACGGTAGCGGCAAAAACCCAGTCGCTTGTCCCGCCGGCGGCCGGCAGGAATCTGCAGATGTCGAGAAAAGCTGCCATGTCAGGTAATCGTCAGTATGCCGTTGACTTGGTCGAGATCGACCGTGAATGTGTTGCCGTTGGTCAGGGTGACCGAGGTGCCGTAGTCCCACCAGCCGATCAGCGGCTTGGTCGCCGACGTCGCGTTGTAGAGGACGGCGTACTGGAACGGTCCGATCGAGCCGCCTGCTGCGGTCCAGGACGGATCGCTGCCCCCGATGAAGCGGAAAGTGCCCGAGGTCTGCCCGCCGGAAATGGTGCCGATGGAAACGCCGCCCGCCGTGTAGCCATTCGCGGTCGCAAGGTCGGCCGGCGTGTTGTAGACCGTGTTGGTCGCCACGGGCGCGGTGTTGGTGAGATAGATCCGGTAGACGTGCGACGTTCCGGTCAGCATGTCATGTAGAGCGTGCGCGACGTCCTGAACGAAGCAATTGAACTTGTTGAATGCGGCCATGTGATCCTCTTGTTGGACGGCGTCAGATGACCTGGCCCGAGAGCCGCATCGTCATCGGCCCGGCATTGAAGGTCGATGTCAGGCCGAGCGTGTTGAGGTCGGCGAGAGCGTTCGTAAAGCCGAGGCCCCAGGTCTGGATGCGGCCGTCCTCTTTCAGGTAGGGCGCCGACTCCAGCAGCGCGCCGTACAGATAGAGATCCGGCGCGAGCGCAAGCAGCCAGTTCGAATCGTTCGATGCCAACGGCGGGATGGTGCGCCGGTAGACCATCTCGATGGTGTAGGCGGCGTCGGGCCGCGGTGCGAGCTCGATCTGATCGCCGAAGATCGAGAAGTAGCGCGGCTGCCCGGCAACGTCCGCGACACGGAAGCGATACTCATCGAGCTGGACGCCGGATCTGAACTCCAGCGCGGGCTCCCCGCGAACGCTCGCCAGCCGGATACGCCGCATCGACTGGAAGTCGGACGGCAGCGCGATGAACTCCGGCTCGCTGGAGCCGAGATCGACGACAGCGATCGCGCGCTGCTCCATTTGCCTGACGAACAGCTGCCGGTTGAACTTGGCTTCGGCGAGTTGGATGAAGCTCGGTATCCGAGCCACCAGCGTCGTGTCCTGGTCGCGCGCCAGATATTCGGTCACCGCGGATTGCAGCGATGAATAGTTCGAGATCAGCGGCATGACGGCTCCGCCCTCCATCCGCCCTGCAGCGCAGGTTTGTCGGTGCGCAGATAGGCCCAATCCGGATCATTCAGCTTCTGCTGAACGATCGCGTCGAACTCCGGCGTGAACAGGCGAAGCCCGGTGTTGCCCCGGGCATA